CCACCGCCGGTTACATCGGGCCCGAGGACCGCCAGCACAACCGGAGCAGTCGCAACTACCAATTGGTTGAGAGCTTCCTCGACCGTGGTAGGCATCGGCGACCACGGACCAACTAGACCAGGAGTCGGTACTTGATCGGCCAGCACCACAGCTTGCCTGCGGTTTCGCTCTTGCGGATAGCGATCGGCCATTACGCCCTCACCAGCCGCACATTGCAGTTGCTCAGGACAGGCCCACCCGCTGGGTTGTAGAGGCAGACCTTTTCGCCCTGTGCCACCTCGCCGAGGATCAGCCGGTCCCAAAAACGATAGATGCCCGCTCCTGTCAGCTCGCCTACGATCGGCTTGTCAGGCGCGAAAGGCACGTACCGAAACACACCCGAGTCAAGTACTCGGCGGCGCAGCAAGAACACCTGATTAGTGCCAGTGCCGTCTGTCTCGCCCTCGATTTCGAGCACGTTGCCGCTACCATCGAGCGTCACAACCGAACCGGAAACCATGACCGGCTCCGCGTTGTTTGCCGGGATCGCCGCAGTGCTGCCAATCGGTACGAAGGCTGACATGAGTGACACTTTGGCAAGCGTCTCGCCAACATGTCAAGCGGCTATGACAAAAATGTCGTGGTGCTATGACAAAAATGTCGCGCACAGGAAACCTAGGCGAATCGGGCAGGTTTCCTGTCAGCCCAAAAGCTCAGAGAAATCAGGGTCCGCGTAGCAGCGGCAATTGACCGCCTCACCTGGATGACCCTCAGCTGGTGGCGAGTCCCATGCTATGGAGTCGCCGTCTAAGGCTTCGTGCTCTTCGCGCACTCGATTGTCGCGAACCGTGCGCCACACGTAGCGGGTCACGCCCAGATTGGTCTGCCGCTGCTTGTTGATGTCGCCAAAGAGCTTGCCCACCTGATCGCGAGCAATCAGCGTGGCCCGGCTCTCGGTAACTAGCCCAGCATGCGCAAGCCTCTTTGCGATCGTCTCCCAGCGCGAGCCGGATACTGTGGCATCCTCGACGATCTCTGCGATGTCCTCGGCCAGTCGCGCTCCAAGCCCGGTGATCAGCTGCGCGTTGACCTTGGCAAACTGCTCAAGCTGCGCTGGTACTGCGCGGTCAATGCCCGTCAGTTTGCGCACGTCTACCCCGACAGCAGCGCGCGCTTGCTTGGCCAGCTGCGACCTCTGAAAGTCCGAGGTTGCCGCCGCGTACTTGGTGGCAATCGGGGCTATCGACTCGGCTCTGACAGCCCGCGCCAGTTTGTCGGCAGTGCGCTTGACCAGCCGGGCAACGTCCCGATCGTTGTCGGTCCGCACGTTGTCGGCTTCGAGCTTTGGCCAGTCGCGCTCGGCCTCCTGGGTAAACTCTTTGAGCAGGACAAGCAGCGGGCGCAGTGCAGACCGCAGCGCGGCCAGATACTCGGCTGCAATCCGGTCGGGTCGGGCAACCCTAGGGAGACGGGGTTGGCGCCGTTTCAAGCGTCGGATCCTTCGCCTCTTGAGCCTTGCCAATCACTGCCGCATTGCGTGCTTGGTACTCCGAGATCGACACGTTGCCGTCGGGCCACGGTGGCAGCCCAAACTCCGCCCGCTTTTCGTTGACGGTGATGATCGTCGCAAGGTCGGTTGGTGTAAGCTCGACGGTGTTTCGGGCCACGGCTACCTCTGTTTGCTGCTCACCTTGCGGGACAGGAGCTTGTGCGGTTTGGCTTGCGAGGGCCACCGTCTGCGCCATGTCCGGCGTGTCATCGATCTCAGTCTCAGCGCTGTACTCCTCGCCGCCAAACCGAGCGTTGCGCAGTTCCTCGGACGTGACCAAGCCCATGTCGTAGTTGATTGCGTCAGTCTCAGCGACGATCTTACGTGTCTCTGCCTGCTCTTTTGCCGTCGGTTGCCACAGCGCCGGGAACTTGAGAGCCCAGTTGTCGGGCTCGATTCCCCTTGTCGGACCTGTCTTGGCGGCGAAGATCAGCCGCAACATACGCTCATAAGCCGGCCTGACGCTGTCCGCTTGGTACGCTTTGACCGCGTCGTACCAGTTGCGCGCGTCACCTTCGCCGGTTGCGTTGAGTCCGCTCGCAGATTGCCCGAACAGTTTGCTGATCGGCATCCGAGCCGCAGCTGCTAGCCGCGTCGATACCTGAGACAGCACGTCAGAGACACCTGATAGGTTCGTGGTCTTGCGCTCGTACTCTTCTTCGGAGTCAAGCAAAATCGTCTTTGCAATCGACCGGCTAAGCTCGATGGCCTGCGCGCGAGTCGCTACTGCCTCGGGACTGTTCGCAGCGACGATAGCGGCCAACCCCTTGACCTTCATGATGGCCACGGAAAAATCCATCATCGTGTAGCCGACGCCGGAAAAAGCTTGGTTGAAGATCCTCAGCACATCCCAGACCAGAGACAGCACTGACTCTCCCCATCCGTCATTCGCAGTCGGGTTGCGGTCGGTGACGCGACGGCCAGGAAACACGATAAGCCGGGAGGCATGCACCCGCTGGCCCGTGCCGACCCCGGAAAAGGACTGCACTTCGTATAGCCAGGGCTTGCCGTAGTCGGGCAGGAGCGGGTTTTCTTGGTACGATACAGCGGTTAGTTGGCGCCGCTCAAAGACCGTCAGGTGACGTATCGCGCGCAGGCTGCTGACCTGGAGAGGTTCCGCCGGGTCTTGCCCATCCACTGCCCCGACGTAGATCGCGGACCCTCCGTAAGCCCGCTCGTACTCCAGCCCCTTGCGAATCGCCTGTTTGACCTTGAGGTCAGACAGCGCGGCCATTACTGTATCCACAGCTGCCGCCCGCGCGTCTGCGTCCTCAATCGAGGCAATCGTCAAGGTGGGATCTTCGCGCAGTGCCTCGCCGGGAAGCGCCGTCACGATAAGATCCGCCATGTCGTCGCCCTTCCAAAGGTCCTCACATTGCTGCTGAGTGAGGACCGTTGGGATAACTTCGGCGTACGTGCTCTTGTCCCGCGACGTGCCCAGCCCCGTCAGTACGTTTTGCCAGCCGTCGAGCCGGTAAGACCGGGGCTGTACTGGCGCGGGTGTGGTCGGCTTCGCGATGCGCTTGCGGGGCATTGACAAAAAGTCAAGCATGCCAGGTGACAGTTTGTCAATACAACAAAGCCCCCAGCCTTTCGACCGGGGGCCTTATCGTGCCACGTTCCACGGCATAGTGATGGCATGACTCCCACGCAACTGTTGCCCTCGGTTATAGGGTGCCTAACGTGTTTGCTTCTGCGACCGGACGCCCGTGGCTTGGCGCGCCATCATCCTGCCTGAGACTTGACACTCTACAGGCTAGCGCTCATCAACGCAAGCGAGTTTGCCAGCTTCGCGCCATCCTTGCTCACCCCGTCCCAATAGCAGACCCCGTACCGCAGCGCGTCGCAAGCGTGGTCGTTTTTTTTGATCGGGTAGCCGTCCTTTTTGGGGTGGCCGTCTTTGTCTACCCCCGAGTCAAAGCGGTAGCCAAGCAGCTCGTCAACTAGCTCGGTCGGGTAGCCGTCCTTTGCAAGCTGACGGTCGGGAGCATGCGCAAGGCTGCCCCGGTGTATCCAGATCCGCCGGGCGCTACGGGCCGCAAACCGCGCTGTGACCGCCTCCAAGCCTTCGCGTATCGCCTTGTGAGCTGGGAGTGTTGAGCAGCCCCATACGCGCTCTAGTTGCGCCCGCCCCTCCGCATCGTGGTCACAGACAACCGCCTCATACCTGACGACCCGCGAATCCCTTTGCGCCTCGATGGTCTTGCATGTAACCGCGATGTCACTGACGAGCTGCTGCGTGCGATACAGCTGCCGATACACATGGACATCGCCCGTGCTCGGGTCGAGCGCTTGCCACTGCACCGTGGTCGTGAGCCAGCCGAAGTCCACGGTCTTGATCCTGCGCCAGTGGTCGGGAATCACGAACGGGTCGCACAGGTGGTGGCTTGGTTCGTAGGGCCAGACCATGCCCTCCGCGCTGACCCACTTGCCGAGCAGGAGCCGGTCGCGCTGCACCCCGGTCAACGTCTCAAGCGTGCTCAGATAGGGGCGGTCTGCATAGGGGTTGTCGTAGGGGCTGATCCACACGCTGCTGATGTCGTCGGACTGTGCCTCGATGATCTTGCGGTTGAGCCAGTGGTTCTCATGGTCCGGGTTGCAGCTCATCAAACACTGGCGCCAGCCCGCAGCCTTGCCTCTCAAGCGCGTCATCAGCACTTGGTAGTCGTCGAAGCTCAGTGCGTTCGCTTCCTCGATCCACAAAAAGTCTACGCCGTCGCCCTTGCCTATTGACTTGAGAGCTTCCCGTTGCTTCTCGT